TTTGATGGCCAACAATACTATTATGCCAGAGAAACCGATCCAGCTGAGTTAACACAATTCATTGAATCTCTCAACCAAGAGCAATTTGCTAAAGTTGAAAGTTTTTTTGAGAATCTTCCTAAATTAAATAAAACTATGAATTTAACATGCAATAAATGTGGTTTCAACCACACTATTGATGTGGAGGGTTTGGAAAGTTTTTTCGGCTAACATTTTGTCATGATAATTTGAAAAACTATTATAAAACTAACTTTGCATTGGTACAACACCACAAGTATAGTTTGAATGAATTGGAAAATATGATACCTTGGGAACGAGATATCTATGTTACTTTATTAACACAGTATATTGAAGAAGAAAATGAGAAGATAAAACAAAGACAACAAAAGTAGGTAAATGGATAATATAACCTTTAATGAACTGTTAAAAGAAGGCGAAATCGATTTAATATTGATGGATGGTCCTGAATTTTTAACTAAAAAACAGTTACAGATAGTAGAAAAGACAGTTGATTCAATTGGCCGAAACATTTCAGATAAAATGAAAAAGATGGCCATGTCCACCACAATGGGTTCAATGAAAGGTTTTGAACCTAAAAAACTTTCTGCTGTAAAAACACCAAAATTAAATAAAGTAAATAGAGCATTTTATACAAAAATTGCTGAGGGTGGTACACAAATTGTACGTAAAGGTGATGGTACTGCGGACATTTTGGCTAAAATGATGAACTTTATGAAAAAAATTCATAAAGAAAAAGTATTGCAGTATGAGATAGATAAAGATTTTGAAAAAGAAAAAATATACGAATCTATCAGAGAAAAACAAAAACAAGTAAAACAATTAAAAGAAATGAAAATGAAAGCCCGTTTGCAAAAAAAGGGTGAAAGTAGTTTCAATATGTTGCTTACTGGTCTTGGTGCATTTGCTATATTAACTTTTGCAGATAAAGCTTTTGCTAAATTAGTAGAATATAAAAAAGATATTGATGATACTAAAAAATTAATTGATGATAAAATAAGTACAGCCAAAAAGTATCTTTCTGATATTAATATATTAGGATTTCATCCGTTTGAATTTGAAGGCGATAAAACCGAAATAAATGAACCAGAAGAAAATAAAAGGTTTAGAAACATAGTTGCAGGTCGTGAAGGTGGTGCATCAGGTTATGATGCAATTTATGGTGACGGTGGAAAAATACAAAAGTATAATGGCAAAAAAGTATCCGAACTAACAATTAAAGAGGCTTTGGATTTTTCTAAGAGTAGAGGTAAAGATAGAGGTGCCATTGGCAGATATCAATTTATACCAAGTACTCTTGAAAAGATATACAAAGATGCTGGACTTAAACCTGACGATTTATTCAGCCCACAGAATCAAGATAAGTTATTTGAAGCACTAACTGAATCAAACAGAAAAGTATTAAAAGCTTCAATGGAAAGAGAGCCAACAGAATCTGAATTAGCTGTTGCTCATGCTGTTGGTGCACCAGGTGCTTTAGAATTGTTTAGGCAATCTCGTATAAATCCTAAAAAATCGGCTGCTGATATTTTATTTCCAGATGCACAAAAAAGTGCTACTGCTAGAAGTGTTAATCCACAATTAAATAAACCAGTCGGTGAATATTTGGCTGAAACTCAATCAGCATTTAGTTTACCCAAGTTGGCGTTAACTCCAAAAGTCAACACACCTACACAAGAACCATTAATAAACATACCAAAATTAGACGCACCAAAATCTTTAAATGGTGAGAAGTTATCGATGTTATCTATTATGAATGATGATATGATTGGTGAAACAGTTACACCTGTAGTTATTATCAATAATTCAACCAATAATAATATAATTAATCCAAATAGAAAACAACAAGTGATAGAGTTAGCAAATGCATCAGATTTACCATTATTTCAACAAGGTTAATAACAAATGGCAATGACCTATCAAGAAGCTCGCAGAATTAAAGATAAGAGCTTAAAATACTTAATAACACAAAACATTGTATCTGGTGAAGGATTTGGTTCTTCAGTTGGAACAGCCATTTCTGATAAATTTAAAGCAAGAGCAAAAAGATTTAAAGCTAAATTTGATCCTTTAAATGTTGCTAGAATGTTGACAGGTAGTCTTGGTGCAGCTGTAGTAGGAAGGCTAACTGGTAGAAAACAAGAAGACATTGAATATTTTACTGGAAAAAGAGGCAGAACAAAGCGTGGTTATTATAAAAATGTTGGTGATAATCAATCAATCGATACACAAGCTTTCTATACAACGATATCAGATGGTGCTATTGAAAAAGTTAAAACTGGTGATAATGTCGCTGATATATTAACTAAAATGCTAAACTTTATGAAAAGAATTCATAAAGAAGAAGTATTGGCCATGGAATTAAACCGTGATTTAGAAAATAGAAACTATGCAATTGTATCAAAAAATAAAGATAAAAACGTTTTTGAAAAAGTAACCGATAAAGAAAAAGATGAATCTTGGTTGGCAAAACTTCTTCCAAAATTAATAGGTGCTTTGGCTGCATTAGGTTCAATATATTCTGCATTAAAAGGTTTATTGAAACCTTTCTCGGATTTTTTCAGTAAGTTAAAATTTCCTGAAATGCCTACTATTAGATTTCCTGATGTAAGGCCACCAACAGAAAAAGCTGAAGTGAAAGAGACGGAAAAAACTAGAGAAGGTGAAGCTGAAAAAGAAAAACAAAGAAGAAAATCAAGCAAAGATGACCTTGATGAAGATATATCAAAATTAAGAGAATATGGTGTTCGTGGTGGTTCTGCTTTAGTTGGTTCTAAAGCTGTTAGACTATTGGAGACATTAGATAAAACAGACATTAAAAAATTAAAAAGAAATTTAATTGACTTTGATGAAGATACTGAAACGTTTAGAAAAAAATTAGGAAATACTTCAAGAAGAATATCGGCTAAAGAAGTGGCAAAATTACTAGGCAAAGAAGTTCCAGTGGCTGAATTGCCTTCAATGATTAATGAACAAGGTCGTTTCGGCAAAGCTGTAAAATCTGCATTACAACAACTAAAACTAAGTCAAACAAGATTACAAGAAATTAAATCAGCAGGTGCAGGAAAAATAGTTGCCAATGTTACTGAAGCTGGTGTTAAAACTTTAAGCTATATTGCTGTTTTAGTTGGTATATTTGCAATGGCCGTTGAAATTGTTGAATTAATAATGGAATACAATAATGATCCTAAAATGACATCAGATGAACTAGAAGAAGGCATATTGGAAATAGTTGTAGCTACAATGACCGAATTTGGTGTTTCATCAGTAATATTTTTTGGTATAGATGCCATTCTATCAGTAACATCAGCTACGTTTCTTGGACCTTTTGCTGTTTTGGCTCCTGCAATTGGTGCAATCGGTGCTGCTGTTGGTACTGCTATGATATCAGTTAAGTTTGGTGGAAATATTAACGCTAGTGCTAAAGAGTTTACCAGAGAAGTTTTTACACGATTTGTTAACCGTGATAAGATTACTGCTTTAAAGGAAAGTGTATTCAATAAACCATTAAAAACTGTTGAAGATTTTGATAATTTTCAAAGAGAGATGGCAAAATTAACTGGCCAACCATTTACACCGATAGACAGAAATAGTGCTGGTTTTAGTTTTCTGAAAAAGAGTGCCGAACTTGAAATGCGAGCTAAAGCTAAGTCTTTAGGTGGTTTAGGTACAAAAGAAGGTGAAAAACTACGCCAAGAATTCTTAAAAGAATGGGGTGACGGAAATGATTTGGATCAAAAGAGTAAAGATTTAAAAGATGGAAAGTTATCACTCAATGATATTAAACCCATCATTATAGACAACTCTAAAAATGTTCAAGTTGGCAAAGGCGGAGTTGAACCAGTTTTATTTGAAACAAATGTATCATTAAGAACGGATGATCCTTCAATGATTAAAGCACAAAAGTTATCTTTGAGACTGGTATAAAAAACCCCGCACGAGGCGGGGAATTCACATACTCATAACGAATCAAGGAGATATCATTCTTCAGCTAATTTAGCAAAGTATGACATGTCATCATCATCTTCAGCCATCAATTCTTCATCAACAACTTTCTTTGGTTGAGCTTTAGCTTGTTCAACTGTTGTTTTGGCAACAGGTGCTTCACCTAATACTTTATCCAAACGAGTCTTCAATTCATCATATGATTTGAATTCTTTATCTGCCAACAAAGGTTGTAAAGAATATTGTGATTTCCAAATCTTTTCCAATTCAGCATCATCATCAAGCAATGGTGCAGGTGATGCAAATTCTGAACTGTCATAGTTTTGATAACCAGCAACTTTACGAATACGGAGTTTGAAGTCAGCACCTTTCCACAAATCGAATGGATTCATGGGGGTTTCATCTTCAAAAGCAGGATTCATTGCTTCAGTAATCTTATCAAAGATTTTCTTACCAAATCTGAATAGGAAGACCTTGCCTTCGTTCTCAGGATGCTTTGGATCAGATACAACATAGATGTTTGCTGTATAGTTAAGCTTACGCTTCTGTGCTCTTGCCACAGTCTTATTGGCTTCGATACCAGAGTTCCACAATTTGTTGTTGTGTTCACAGACTGGACATGTTTGGCCTTTGGTAGTCAAACAGTTATCAATTAACCAACCACCAGGTCCCTGAAAACCATGAGAGAATACTTTAACCCAAGGTACAGCACTCTCACCATCTTCTGGTGATTCAGGTAAGAAACGAATGACAGCAGAGCCGTTGCCGACTTTATCTACTTCTGGTTTCCAGTAGTTTTCTTTATTTTGTGGGGATTCTGTGCTTGCGCTGAGTGCTTCAGCTTTAGCTTTCAATTTGGCGAGATTGCCAGATTCTGTTTTCAATTTAGAGAAATCCATAATTAACCTTTCTAGTATAAACGGAGTATAAACGGAGTGTTTTCAAAATAACATTATATAACATATTTAGGCGCTTTGTCAACTATAAACCTAACATTTGTAAGATTTTTATAGTATCTTTGGCATTTTTGTGCCAAATGGCCACGCCTCCTGCTTTTATCCAATCATCGATAACCCTTTCGGTATCATCGATAATGATTGAATCTGGTGTTGCCCACTTGTACTTGTTTTTAGCACCGGGAACAAAATTTCCTTTAAATTCTATATTATGTGTATCTAACCAAATCTTCTTTTGTGTTGATATCTTATCATACATTTGCTCATTGGCTGTTGAAGATAACATCTCAATTGGTATTGGTAATTTCTTCAGATACTCAATCAATTCAATTGCATCTGGCATCAAGTCTAATGTAGCAAAATGCCCAGCATCAACAAAGTGTTGAAAGTATCCATAGAATTGTTTTTTCTTTTCTGCTACTTCAGGATCAATATCAAACATTTCTTTGTATCGTTTTTTGAAATCAGCAACGACACCATCCATGTCTAGATAAATTTTTGAGAATTTTTTCATATTGGTAACTTTGATGTTTTCTTTAGTAAGTTTGCTGATTCTGCTTCTTCACGTATTTTTGCTTTCAATGCTGAGGTTAGCAACGTTGAAGCAACTTCAATTTCCATGCCAGTACTCTCACAATGGTAAATAATAGAATCCATATAAGGCAGATTCATTTCATAAGACAATTCTTCAATCAGTTGACTGAACTCTGTCATCTCTAGTTTTGTTGGCATATTCATTTAGTGTTGATATTAGGTCAGGTATTTCATCAATGTTTATCATCATACTATAAGTTGACGTATAAGGCAAGCCTAATTTTGTTAACCAGGTATTTTTTCTAATTAAAAATACGGTATCCTCGTGAGGATACTCTAAGGTGAATTTTGTTACTTCGCTCATATCTTTGTATAGAATATATGGTTTCCAATCTTACGCACGATCCTCATGTTGTTCCATTCGGGTGATACGTAAGTTGCATGATAGTATAAAGCCTTTGATTTGGCAATATCATCGTGTAGAGTTACCTCGGTTAATGCTTTCTTAGCAATATATAGAGATTCTTCCCATGCGTATTTGTTTCTTATATCTGTCTCTTTACTGCATGTCCAGGTGAACTGGCACGTTGATCCAGTTCTTTGGTACACTACACCACAGATATCAGAAGGAAATTTGTTTGAATTTGTCCTATTTTTTACGACCTGAGCTACAGCTAACTTGCCTTCGTAGGGTTCCATGGCTGATTCAAAATATATATTTTTTGCCATGCAGATAAGTTGTTTATTAAACTCACGACCGATTTCATAAACAGGATTGTTTGTAAGTGGATTTGCCAATAGTGGCATGAAACTCATTATCAAAGATAAAATGAGAGTCCTTATCAGAAGGAACTTCATCAGTTCTCCTATGTTGTTGAACAAGAAAATAAGTTTTTTACGGCTGAAAAACTATCAGAAAAACCTGACTCTTGTTAGAAAGAGATTTTAATGCCTGCAGTAACGCTATTGCCTGTGTAAGTATCAATGCGTTTTTGTGCTTGCTGATAACGGTAATCAGCAGTCAATGCAACATTCTTGGCAACTGGAATTGTAAGACCAGCACCAATTTGACCTGCATAACCAGCTTTAACACCTTCGTCTTTAATGTAAGCACCACCAACTTTAGCAGTCAATGTGTTACCTTTAAAAGAGTAAAGGTCGTATCCGCCAATTAGGTCATAACGAACTTCTTTTAGACCAATATGTTTAACACTTTCAATTTCACCTGTTAAACTATATTTTCCCATTTTTTCACCCAAAGTAATGCCGTAGTCATTGCTATGTGGTACGGCATAATCACGGCCTCCGACTACACCCAGCTCTACAGCTTGAGTGGCACCGAATACGGATAGTAATGCTGCCAATAGAACGATTTTCTTCATTTTAAACTCCTTTATTTAAGAAAAATGGTTGGTTATTCTGTTACGAGGAAACCAACCGAAACCCTAGTCAGCGTTTAGGCTGCCAATGCGAACTTTTCATCGTTTGCGTTTAGTTTAATTTACTTTTTACATCTCTCTGTGATGAGTTGTCCATGCCTCTACTTGTTACCCTGTCGAAACTATGCAGGCCCATCAAAAACATATTAAGGTGTATTAAGTCTTACAGGTAGAGGACTGGGATACCAAACCCTATCTTTTTACAGATTCTAATATGTTTATGGTGGACCTGGGGGGATTTGCACCCCCGTCCAGAATACTTTTTGATTTACTTCATACAACCATATTCACTTATCCTTATCTTTGCCATAATAAAAATAACAACTGATAAGAATAATTATG